TTACTTCATCATATTCAATATCCCCATCAACAAAGAAGTTTCCTCCCACATATAAAGCATAATCCGATCTAGCAGTAGTTGCAATACCTACATTTTGTAATGTATAAAGATCATCATTAGCATCATGAGTCCAAGTTGTACTAGCAGAACTTACACTAGCAAATTTAAAATTCTTTCCAGCAGCTTGAGAAGTATCTACCTTCAAGAACATTCCATCATAAGCACTTAAATTAGTAGCAATTCCACTAATATCCTCAAGATACTGTAATTGTACAGATCCACCTCCACCAAAGGTAGCTAACTGTTCCTGAACTCTATTAACAAATAAACGATAATTAGCTGCTAAATCCTTAAGAGTAGCAAATTTTTGATCTAAGGGAGTAAGAGGATCTTTATTATCTTCATCGGGAGGAATGTTTAAAAGACCTTCATTTAATTCTTTTTGTTCTTCCTTTAACTCTTTAACAAGTTTATATAATTCTAAAAAATTCTTAGATTGATCATCAATTTTCTCATCCAACTTAGATATATCTTTTTTCAAGAATCTAATATCTTCATCATAATATTTGACTGTGGGTAAATTAATTACATCCTCTTTTAATTCATCTAGATATCCAGAAAGTGAGTTCTGAGCTTTAGATTGTTTTTCATTATACTCGGTAATCTTCTTCTCAATATTCTGTTTGGTTTCATTTAATTTACTAAGAACTTGCTTCTTTAATTTTCTATCATCATCCTTAAATTGAGATTGATGCTCATATATCTTTAAAGCAGCTTCTTTTAACTCAATATAAATTTTTTCTTTAGACTCTTTTAAATCATCAGTTAAAGCTTTAATATCGACTCTAGATTCAAAATCCTTAGTATCAAAAGTTTCAGAAACTTGTTTGATTTCCGAATCAATGTGACCTTTAAGTAAATTTAAGTGATCATTAACTTTTATAAAATCATCATCAATTACACCAAAAGTTTTTCCAATCCAAGCAAAATCTGGAACTTCATTAACTTCATTAACCCATTTAGGAAAAATAGGAATCTCAGATCTTACATCACTAATATCTTTTTTTAAAGATTGAAGATCTTCATCATAATACCTTATTTCAGGAATATCCTTTACTTCCCTTATAATCTCATTAATCTTATTTTTAACTGAAACTATTTCTTCATCATAATATCTAATCTCAGGAATATTTTCAATATCTTCTTTCAATGAAGAAATATCTTCATCATAATATTTGACTTCTGGAATACTCTCTCTTACTTCTTCAATTTGTTCAACAATCTTTTCTAATTCATCATCATAATATTTTATTTCAGGAATATTTGGAATATCTTTTCTTACATCATTAATCAAACGCAGTACTTCAGTAAGATCTTGTTGATCTACCTCTATCTGAGGTTCTGGTTCTATTACTTCCTCGGTTAAAACTTCTTCTACTTCTTCCTTCCCTAAGAAGTCTTCAACTGATGGTAATTTTTGTTCTGATAAAACAGAATCTAAAGATGGTAATTCTATGGGAGAATAATCATCTATCGATGGCAAATTGTCGTTAGACATGTTATTAGTAACAATAGTACTTCGGGATTTCTCTCCCGTTCCTATTTAGTCTTTGCCTGATCTTTTAATAATTTTTGTAATTCTGCTGTAGATCCTACAAACAAAGCATTATTAACAGTAGTAGGTCCTTTAGATTCTTGTTCTTCATTCACATCTTTCAATTTCTGTTGAAGAGTCATTAACTTATCAGTTGCATCAGAAACACTCTTAATTAGTTGTCCTGCAACTTCATATGCTCTAGGCATATCACTTTCTTGAGCTACCTCAAGAATACCATTAATAGCTTCTTGTCCTTTCTCTATTATTGAATAAAGATTTCCTCTTGTATATTCATAATCCCTTTCAACATCACTTTTAGTAAGTCTATCTGGTTTTTTTCTTTCAACTCCAACAGACACATCACTTTCATCTACTGTTACTTCAGTAGGAGTAATATTAAAAGTATCATTCAATTTTTCATACTTAGAATCCATTTAGACCTCACTCCAAACTACCATCAAATCCAAAGTTATCACCTACCTCAATATAATCAGCATCAGCAGAGGTAATAGTCTTAACTTGAGCTCCTAATACATGATTAGCAAGAGTACTACCATCCTGAGCTCTTTTAACATTAATTTTATTACCAGTTATAGCTTCAACATACATCTCTTCTTCATCAATATAAATGTAAGTATTCTTGGTAAGAGTTGTTCCATCATCAACCTCAAGAACATCATCGGTGAGATTAACATTAGCAGATAGAAGAGTAGCTACACTACCATCATAGTCCTTAACAGCCCTTGGAGTAACTGAATAAGTAACATCTCTAGATGGAGTGACACTCTTGTCAAACTTGCCAGCGATGTATCCAACTTGAACTTTCTTAATGATGTCATCAGTAACAGTAGTAATAGGTCCAAAGACATAAGTTTTAGCTGTAAACCTAAAAGTATAAATCAATGCTCTTCTAGTATCAAAATTTCCTTCATAATCATCTTCCATATCCATACTATCAAGTTGAATAGGAACATTAATAGTTTCTCTTAAGTTTCCTAAAAAATTAATGGGAACTGTATATGATGGTTGAAAATAAGGTATAATTTGTTCGGTAATTTGAAGCATATCATCATTCAACTTTGTCATAATAGACAATTCAAATTGCATGTTATATGGTACTGGAAGATAAGCTTTTTTAATGGCGCTTCCATCAGCTGCCTGCATAGTAAATTTTTGAGTTTGAGTCATCTTCCTAGTAGGATCATAATTCAAACCATTCATTTCAAATGACATCCTAGGAAGAGTTATCTGAACAGGTCTATTCAAATCAGCGTCTTGCTGCATTCTAGCAAGAAACTTCTGAGTAGGACCATAAGCCAAAGGAACTCTAATATTTCCACTATCTTTGCGAATCTCAATCCCATTAAAAATGGATCCAAACGCAATAATGACGGATCTAAAGATCTCGTTATAAAAATACTCAAACATTACCTTATACCCTGGTATGTACTATTTAACCAATTACGGCATCCCAAAAGGATTACTCTCTGTGAAATTAATAATATCATCAGCATCAGACTCAATATTCTTATTATCTGCAAATGGAGTGGTTGTAAAGTCACCAGTAGCATCTGATCTAGAAGTCTCATACTTATCTTGAACTCTTATAGCGTAGGTAGCTCCTGATTCTTGTCCTACGATATTCTCACCTGGACTAAATCCACCACTAATGATACCAACCTCTAACTTATAAGTCTGAGCATTCCAGGACTTAACCCTAGCAGTAGTTCCTGAAGTTGATCCTGTTACTACTTCATTATAATGATAGGATCCACTTCCATCTGATGGAGGAGAGGAGAATGTAATATCAGGTGCCTCAGTATAACCCAAACCAGAATTGGTAATGTAGATAGCAGTAACAATACCAGCATTACTAATAGTTGCAACACCAACAGCAACAGTATGACCTGTTCCTGCAGATGGTTCTCCAAATGTAAGAGTAGGAGCACTTACATAACCAGAACCAGCTTCTGTAAGGGTAAGAGTACCAACAGCACCAGTTGTAGCTATACCTACTGTAGCTGCAGCTCCTGATCCATATCCACTAGAATCATTAATAGTAATTATAGGATTAACTGTATATCCAGCACCAGCATTAATTATGTTAATCTCATTAACTTTTCCACCAACTAATCCATCAGCATTTATCCATTCTGTAGATAGTTGAGGAACTATCAGAGCTGTAACTCCTCCAGAAGGTGCAGAAGAAATTGCAACTTGAGGACGGTTCACATATCCATTACCCATATTATCAATATAGATCCTATGAACAGCACCAGTAGTAACAAATCCTGCTGTGGCAGTTGCAGTAACAGCAACTCCAATCATATCCAGAGTCTGAATATATCCAATTTGTTCTATTTCATCATCAATAGTTTCAACACCAGTATCAAGAACCTCATCCTCATAACGGAAGAGTTCACACCTTAATTCATAAACATAATTCTTCTTGAGCATATAGAATGGTTGTTCATGCTCAACATACTTAATCTCAAATAATCTATCACCCAGTGGGAAATAGATAATATCTCCTTCTTTTGGTCGTGTCCACAAATCTCCTACATTTTCACTTCCCTTCATTAAAGGACTAATATAAAGTTCAAATCTTTCTCTAGAAATAATTAAAGTTAAATCATCCTTTTCTTCTATTCCAAATTTTGAGAGAAGAGTTCCTTGTCCTCCATATCCCTCATAATTATCTACATAAGCTTCTATAGGATAAGCATCATTAAATTCTGATTTAACGACTTCCCTAATAACTGTATTAGTCTTTATATATTTTCTTGGAATATAATAACACTCCACACCATACATCTTAATCTGCTCATCCATGAGAGATTGAAGAAGATCCTGCTCTCCTGAAGATCCGTTAAGAGTATAAGAATTAAGCATAATCTTAACCTATAAGATCTAATGGAGGAAGCTCATAAGTAGTGGGCATTCTGGCAATAATCTCATCAATTTCTTTTTGAGCATCATCATATATTTGCCTTCCATTGAACTCAATACCACCAGGTAATTTAACTCCTTGGAATTTAAGTAAATTCTGTCCCCATTGTCTTTTAATCAAAGCCGTTGTATATTTCTTCAAGAATGGGTCATTCCATACGCCTGTATAAGTATTGCCATCCAATGCTGCCCAACAATCAATTACTATATACTGATCTTTAGTAACATCACCCCAATCAACATCCATATACAATCTATCCATTCTCTGGTTAAATCGTATCTGTTTATGAGTATTAAGAAGGAAATTCAATGTCTCCACATAACTCATGGCCATGGAATATCCCAATAAATCACTATTACCCCAGTAATAAACATCGTTAAGGAATAACTGATACTTAAAACTGAACATATTAGCAATACTCATAGATTGAGCATTGTCATATTGCCAAATTTTGTTAACTCCTATAATATTAGCAGGAACAGGAATATAATTACTATTTTCCCAATATTCAAATGAAGTAGTAACCCCTACAGTAGTATTAACAGTGGTAGTGGTAATACCAGCTCCTTTAGTTCCACTTTCACCTCCTTGAGCCTTACCCCTATCAATATCTGCTTCAGTAATCTTATATTTGTAATAAACTTGAGATACACCGTCATAATGTCTCTCATTCCAAAGTTGAAGAGCATCATCAATGAGATCCTCACATTGTTCTGTAGCAACATTAATCTCTAGTACAGGAGCTCCTAACTGCCGGAGGCAATACTGCTTTAATTCGTCTCGCGAGGTTGGCTGAGCCATGTTATACTACTACTATTTCTATATTTATGGAGCCGAGGATACCCCAGCTATTACCATCATATTTCCTTGGACAATTCTATGAATTGAAGATCCAGAACTCACCAAAATATCATAAACATATCTTCCACCACTTAAATTTCTAGTTGCGGTGGACCCCAATGAAATATTAAACTCACCATCATATGCGCTTGTAAATCCAACTGTAAATGTGGCTGCAGGGAAAGCAGTGGATCCTACAGACACTGATTTGGTCATTTGGGAAGAACCACTATACCCAGTGAAATCATAATTACTCCTATCATTAGGATTTAACACCTTAAAAGTAGATTCAAAATCCGTACCAGTATTAATAGTCAAATTGACACCATATGCCACTCCATCGTTGGGATCAAATGTGATAGTGTTATTTGCCATTTTACTTGTTTAGTAGGGTTTGGAGCATTTGTTTGATATCACCTATTTCATTTTCAAGATGATCTAATCTGTCTTTTTCTTGTTGAAGCCTGTCTCTATTGGCCACATAAGAATCATAATCAGACTTGTTCTTATTGATGATAGCACCTGATTCACTATCTCTATACAAACCATTATGGTCCTTTACTGGAATTAAACTCATTATGCTAAAGCAATTGCTCTAAGTTGTCTCAATTGTGGAGGGGTAGCTTGGTTAGTACTGGTTCCAATAATCTTAATCCTAAATGATTCAAAAGATGGAAGTTGATCAACACTCCACTTATATTCTCTAAACAAGCTGGCAGGAGGTGAACCTGTCAAAATATCAGTCTTAGGAACAGCGCTATCAGATAATCCATCATTATTATCAGCACTTAAGATAATACCAGGTCTAGTTGGATTAGTATTATTGTATCCAGGGAATGGTACAAAGATAGTTTGATCAGCAGTGGTATCTTGATTCAAAGCGTAAAATACTCTTAGATCCCCTGCGTTAGCTACATAAGCATCTAGTTGAACTGATAAAGAAGTAGCAGGACTACCCAATCTCACATTCTGTGTAACATAGAAGAATCTATTTGGATCATCTCCAGTAGTACATACTTCAAAATTAGTTGCATAATTGGTGACTGGAGCATTAACTCTATTAGAAACAAGAACCATTGAAGTTTGATCTAAATCAATAGCTGGAGAAATCCTAGAATCACCAGTAGCCAAAGTCATATTCATAGTCAAAGATTTATTTCCAGGAAGAGTTGTTAAATACTGATCTTCATTTTCTTTAGAAGCTACAATTCGAGGAGAATCAAAATAATTCTCTTGGAAGAGTGAAACTTCTTGGAACCCTTTATCTACAAAAGATCCTTCAGAACCAGAAATACTAGTTCCTGTAACTGTTCTTACGGAAGCTCTAAGAGAAGTTCCAGTAGGAGTAGTTGTATTAAACTTAGGAATACACATTTCAAATGGAATGTTATAAGTACCCTTACCTTCATATCCACCAGCACCTGTTGAGGAATTAAAGTAAAGTACTGGGAATTTTCCAGAACTAGTTCTATCAACACCATTAGTACTCATACCTACCTTAATATGATAATCATCTAAAGTAATACCATATGCGGGATAAGTTGTTGAATCAGCTTCATTAAGATTATGAGTAGCATTAATTCTTCTTAAGGAAACTCCATTGAGCTCATACTTATAACAAAGATCTAATTCACTGTGAGATGCTGTTACAGTATTATCAACACCTCTACCAATACCTGTTAAATCATTACCAGAGAATCCTGTATAAGAAAGAATTTCATCTCCAATCTTAACATAACCAGGATTAGTAACAGCAACTCCAACACCTTCAAAAACAGCAAAGTTATCAGTACTTCCAATAGTTATATTTCCAGTAGCTGTATTGGAATAATCAGCGCCCAACGCAGAAGGAACAATATTAGAATTAAGGTCGGATAATTTAACTACATTTCCTGAAGAATGCATTCCATGATTTCTCTCAAAGACTTTCATATGAAGTCCATCATCCGTAGTAGTAATTGGGGACTCAGGAACCACACCAGTAGCGCTAGTATCCCAATCTAATTGAGTAGTAACTCCAACACTACTATCATACATTATATACTTTCCAGCAGATGTAGAGAAATCACCTTGAACATTAGTTAAGGACAAAGAATTATTTCCAAATACCGTATCAACTGTAAATCTCATTCCAGAACCTTGAACACCAGTTCCAACTGCAATAGGAGCTAATACATCTCCCACAGTATATCCAGAACCACCAGCTGTTCCTGTAATACAAGCGGCAGTAGCACCACCACTACTTACAGTAACAATACCAGTAGCGTTTATACCATTTCCAGTAATACTTGTAAGAGCTACTCCTGTATAAGTACCAGCCACATAATTTACACCTGGTTGTTGAACTGTTACATTAGAAGCAGATCCACCATATCCTACAAACTTAGCGGTAGCATCTGTTCCAAGTTGTCTAACTATCTTACCTGCAGTAAGTCCAGTATCAGTAATACAGGTACTAAATGCAACTCTAATACTCTTAGCTTTTGGAGTAACTGGATTGGATGTAAGAGTTTCTACATCTGTAGGGTTAGGAGGATTAAAGAATTGAACACTTCCATTTGGTACAAAATTAGCTCTGTACAGATGGAAAGTCATATCTTCATACTGACTTGGAGTCCATGTAGTAGCGTTTTGAGATTTAAAGAGAGAACCTAATAACTGCTGAGAAGAAACAAGAACTTGACCTGTTTCTCTTCCCAAAGTTGAAACATCGGATTCACCCAATCTAGATATCCAAACCCTATATTCTGTAGAGTTAGAAACAAGGACCAAAGCATATTCTTTTCCTCCAGCCAAATACACTGGAGATTCAAAAGTTACTCTAGTAGCGACACTAGAATCTTGTGAAGTTGTTATGTCACTCGGTCTTAATTCTACTTCTGAATATTCCAGAATTCTACTACTAGGAATACCTAACTCCATTTCCCGAAGTTGAACAGTAACGGGAAGTGCGTTATTATCTGCAGGTTTTGCTTGGAAGTATACTTCTACACTAGTAGCATATATACCAGTCTCATCATCAACAGCAAAGGATTGTGCTAGAGGGTCTGTATATACTCCAGTCAATCTTGGATTGGTTTGGGTACTGAAGCTAGTACTTCCACTAGTACCTTGTGCATCACTACTTCCAGTTATAGTTCTAGTATCAGATACAGTTTGTCTACTTACTCTAGCATTTCTCAAAGATAGTGTAGTTTCTTGAGATTGATCCAAATCACCTTGAGAATAGAAAACCTCTTCAGCGGCTGTTGTAACAACCCCAGGAACTTGACTATTAGTGGCACTACTTGTCAATCTGAGTTTAGATCTACCAGTCTGGAAAGTAGGGGCGGACGCATCAGCAGAACTAGGAATTTGAATATTTCCTATCAAAGTTCCCAATCTATCCGTCAATAATCTTACCTGACCAACTGTTGCTTGAGCTCCACTAGTTTGACCAACCAACAACATTCCTGTACTAATATACCCTCTAAATTGTGGTTGTTCTTCAGCAGCAAGACTGAATGTATCTACATTTAGAGTGGTAGATGTTTCAGAATAAGTAGCAGGGATCATATTCTCCCTATCATAAGGATTTCTTTCAAAAATATCATTTGGATCATTATAAGGTCCATACTTATGATTAGAAGTAGCTACCCTAAAAGTAATAGTAGGTCTTATTGAACGTTGTGTATTTTCACTAGATGATGAAGAAGACATTATACCTCTTACAGTCTCACCAACTTGGAAAGTTCCAGAAGTCATGGTAACTTCAATCAACTTACTCAAACACCATCTAGCAACATTGACATTATCAAAGAATGGATATACTTGTGTAAATGGCTTCAATCTCCTAGCAGTAAATTCAATATTACGAGATCTCATGAATCTAATAACATTTCTATTAACTATTCTACTTCCTAAAGAAGATGTATCAATTTGTTGATTAACAGTATTAATAGTACCTGATCTTTGTTGTTGTAATCCAACAGTAGCACTAGAAGTCAACTGAGTAGTTGTTCTCACAACTTCTTCTTCCATTCTAAAGTTAGGAGGAATACCTGCACCAGCATTGGTAGCTCCATCTTCTGGTACACCAAATACTCTACTCCTAGCCCAATCACTATGTTGGAACATATTGAGGAATTCAGAAACTCCAGTAGGAGGTCTCATTGTCGTAATAGACTCTTGAGATTGAGTTGAT